TGGGTTCGATTGCGATACGAAAGGGTTATGTTAAGACAACTGATAACATTAATTATCAATTAGCTGCTTAAAAAAAGTAGCGGGAGTTTGGTGGTTTCCTTGGCAACATAAAAACCACCGCCAGAGGTAAAAAATGTCATTTAAAACACAACGAACATTTGAATTAGAAATAGAACAGATTATTAAAAATTATCAAATGTCTCATATGCAAGCAGTCTTACATTATTGCGAAATCAATGATATAGACCCATCATCAATTGGTAGATTGATACCCAAAAGTTTAAAAGAAAAAATAGAATCAGAGGCTAGAGATTTAAATTTTTTCCCTAAGGCGGGTAAACTTCCTGATTTATAATACAATGGATTCATATAATGCATACAAGTTATATCTTGGCATCAAAACACATTTTGAAAAAGGTAATTATGATTTTATTCAATATGGTGGAAAAACAAGGTCAACTAAAGAATCTTTTTTAAAAAGAAATGATAGAAAGATTTTTTATAGAGTATCCAAATCACATTCGAATTCGATAGATTTAAAAAATTATTATGTTGCAAATTTTATTCAAACACATAAAGGTTGGGTTGGAGAATTTTCTGAAAAAAATTATTCTGATTGGAAAAAAAGAATTGAAAGTTTATCATATACCTTTGAACAAAATATTTTATTATTAATAAATGAAATTTGTGTAAATAAAAAAAATTATAATATAAATAACTTCGAACATATTTTTGAATGTGAGAAAGGAAAACATCCGATTCTTTTAAAAGGATATCTTGCGAAAAGGATTTTTCCAGAAACTCTAATAATCTTGGATGATATCCTTTCTTATTTCAAAGAATGGGATAAAATGTTGAGTGATGATATAGTCTGGCCAGAAGAAAAAATCTTTCTTAATAAGTATCGAAGATTTCTCGAATTTGATAAAACCAAATATAAACTTGCTTTGCATAAATTGGTAAAATCAAATTTGGGAGATGAATAAAAATGTTTGATAGTATAAAAAAAATATCAGAAAATAAATGGTTATTAGGATATACCATTTCATCTGTTACTATGCATGACAATAAGAAGAAAAAAGAAATAGAGGTTAATTTTGATATCTCTAATATGAATCAAGTCGGCATCTGGACTATTTCAGAAGATAGTTTAGGGGACTTGACAAACGATACAAAATAAGTTATAATATACTTAATATGTTTTATATCATGAAAGAACTTGGATAAGACAAATATGTACACATAAGGAGAATACAATATGTCATTAGAATCATTGAAACGAAATAGTGGTTTAGATAAACTACTTACAGCAGTTGAAAAAGAAACTGCACCCAGTGATAAGAAAAGTTTCGTTGATGAAAGATTTTGGAAACCAGAACTTGATAAAACAGGAAATGGTTATGCTGTTATTAGATTTTTACCAGCACCAGATAAAGAAGATATGCCATGGTCTAAGGTTTGGAGTCACGCTTTTCAAGGCCCAACTGGACAATGGTACATTGAAAATTCATTAACAACTTTGAATGAGAAAGACCCTGTCTCTGAAGCAAACACACTTCTTTGGAATACTGGAAATGAACCAGACAAAGAACTTGCAAGAAAGAGAAAGAGGAAACTTAATTACTATTCTAACATTTTAGTAATAAGCGACCCGAAACATCCAGAACATGAAGGCAAGGTAAGACTTTTCAAATATGGAAAGAAAATCTTTGACAAATTGATGGAAGCAATGCAACCACAATTTGAAGATGAAAAACCTATTAATCCCTTTGACTTTTGGGAAGGCGCTAATTTCAAATTGAAAATTAGAAAAGTAGATGGTTATTGGAACTATGATAAATCAGAATTCGAAAAACCTAGTGCTGTTATTGACGGAGATGACAATAAATTGGAAGAACTCTGGCATCAACAACACTCACTTGCTGAATTTACTTCGACAACCAATTTCAAATCATATGATGAATTGAAAGAAAGGTTTAATAGAGTAACTGCAGGTACTACTACTGTGGGTAATGCCGCTGATTTAACTGAAACTGCATCTGCACCATCAGTTGATAGCGATACTGCACCATCAGTTGGTAGTGATACTACATCATCTGATGATGATAGTGAAAATGCTATGTCTTACTTTGAGAAACTTGCTCAAGAGTAGGTCTTAAACCTAGAGGGGGAATTCTTTGAGTTCCCCTTTATGCTCCATATAAAAATTTACCATAAACTGGGTCATTATTAACTATACTTGTAGATTGATTAGTGACGCTTTGGTTTGTCGTAACCACGTTTCCACCTTTTGAGGTAAGTATATTTGTTCCACCCTTACTTTCTGCTGTTTTAGCAAGTGCATTTTCACTAAGTCTCTTTGCAAACTTTGGGTCAAACACATCAGCACTCTTGTCGGCAAAAGGCCTTATAGATTTAGCGTGTTCTACTCTGGCATTTTTGTCGACATCAGGACTTTTAGTTGATACATTAGGATTTACAGCATCTTCGGTCATTTCTTCATCGCCTGTTCCACTACCACCAGGTAATGTTACACCCAACATTTTAGCAACTTTTGCTCGTAATGGATATTTAAAGAATGTTTCTGGTACTATTCCTAATATAAAAGATTTAAATCCATTTACGATTTTATCTTTTAAATCTATTATATATTTTACTATACTTAGGTCTTTTAGTTTACTCATCATGTTTTCCAGACTGAATCCTTCAAAAAACCCTGTTATTGCGCCCCATAGTTTTTTTCCTAGCTTGAATATTAAAAGTGGGATGAAGAAAATTACTTTAAGTATCTTTATAAACATATCTCCCCAATTTATGTTTTCAAAAAACCCTGTTATTGCACCCCACATGTCTTTGACCCACTTTATTATATCTTTAGAAAAATATACTAATATGCCGACTATTGCCAGTCCGAGTAATACATAGGGATTCATGAATGCGAGTGCCCGACCTAACATCATAATTAACCATCTTCCTGCCATCTTTGCAAAAACTTTTACAGGAGCTACCATTTTTGACCCTAGCTTCATTAATTTTCTGAAATGTACTTTAAGCATAACCCTCATCCACCTGAAACTTAGTTTACTAAAAAGTGATGCAATTTTAGGGCCTAGTAATATTCCCGTTAATGAACCAAAGAAATCTCCCAGCATATTCGATACGAATCCACCAGCTCCTTTTAGTTTCGTTTTGCCTTTTTTACCTATTCCACCCATTTTATCTTTGGATTTACTGCCCAATTCTTTAAGTCTTTCTAACATAGTTAGACTGTTCTTACCATCTTTCCGTCTGGCATCAGCTCTAGCTTCTTTTGCATCTTCTTCTAATTTTATAGTTTCTTTTCCTTGTTCTACTACTTTTTGAAGAAGAGTTGCTGTGTCTCCACCATCTTTAACAGCTGTTAAAAGTTCAATTTGTCCTTTGTCGTTTACTGCTATTGCTTTTCTTTGTTCTTCAGTTAATTCATCATAAAATTTTTGCATTTTTGCATCAGTAGCAACAGTTGCTTTGAACTCCTCTTGTTGATTATTTGCTAGTGCTTCGGCTATTGCATTCTCTTTTTGAGTTAGGTTGTAATCTTTTACATCCATGCGATTGATTTCAGCAAGCTTTTTATTGGCTGCATCTCCAAACCCCATCATTCTTTTGGTGGCCTTAAATCCATCTTTAAATGCTTCTACTTTGTCTGCTATACCTTGAACGAAACCACCTATAAGCGGTACACCTTCTGTTCGTTCTGCTAATTTGCTCAAAAATCCCCCACCACCACTGATACGTTGCAAACCTTTTGACGCTTTCTTTATATCAGTCATACTTTTTGTTTGTGATTTTAACTCTTTATTTACGTCTTTTAATGTTATTACTTGTGGCATTTTTATTCACTCTCTTTTTTTGGTGGTTTTGATGGACTTGCTGTACTATTAACATAAAGACCAAACCATGCTGCTCCAGCACCAACTACGATTGATACAAGACCTGCTTGTTGTGTGTTTGGATTTTCTAAAACCATAAACCATTGTACAACATCATGAAAAAGATAGATGTATGTTGCGATAAAGAATC